AAGAGGTTGATAAGTGAAAATGGTATACCATATGTTTATCCTGGTACTGAACGCTCTCCAATTTCTAAGGTTAATGTTAAAACAGAATCAAATGATTTAGCAGCAGCTATTTATTTAGAACAAAATAAAAATTCTAATCCACTTATCTCTAACAGATTAACATCACAATTAGACGAAATACCATTAGAGTATGTTCCAATGGAAATAACTGTTGATATGTTAGGTTATCCAAAATTAGAGCCACATCATAAAATATTCTTTGATTTCAAAACTGGAACAGATATTGACTCTATATATTGCATTAATCAAATTAAACATAAAATTGGCAAAGACTCCTTCAAAACAACGATGACATGTAATCCAATGCAAAGTTATGCAAAATATAAAACAATTGCACAATTTAACGAGGAGTTGGAGGGAACTGGAGATGAAGAAGAGTCTGCAAGTACAAATTCAGCATCAGGCAAAGAATCTGGCAGGGCTTTAACGGATGTTGCAGCAATTTCAAGAAACATTAGCTCATCAGCCGAAAAATTATTATATAAAGATATGGAAAGACTGTTCTTGGTAAAATATTTTAATGAGACATTTGGGCAAAAGATAAAGCCACAGTGGGATAGATCCAGTGTCAAGAGTGAACACTTGGCATTATTAGAATGGAAGCACGGTTTAGGTCTAACCAGACATGGTGAATTTTATAAATTAATGGGATTGCTTGACTTAGAGTGTTATAACTTATCAAAAAAGATAAAGGGATTAAAAGGTGAATATGACAATGTTGTGAAAGCAGATGCAGAGGGATCTATGAAGACAGATATTTTTGGTGAGGCGGAACAGATATTTAAAGCCTATACGAAATCTGGCTTAGTTGGTGCTGTTGGGGAGAGGATGAATTATGCTTATTTTTTAACAAAATTGAAGGATGGTGTTGGAGATAGAAAGACGGTCGAAAAGTTAATAAGTGACGCAGAAGAAGAAATAAAAAAAGATAAAAATAGCGAATCAGCATTAAAAAGCAAAAATGTGTTAGTTAGACTAAATAGGTTTATACCCTACCTGGAGTCTCCAGCTTCATCTGATTTTCATAATTTTTTCCCAGACTACGATCCAACCAGCAAGAAAAAAGATGAGTATACTAGTGATATAGGGAAGGTAAAATATATAAAGGATTCTAAATCTGGGAATTCTATTTTTAGAGTTATGTATTATAATTCATATGATGAAGATAGTGGTGGCATCGGAGGAATTTTTAAGGTTGATAAAGAATCATTAGAATCATTAGACTACAAACCCGAAAGCGGAAAGGTTAGTAGTTTGTTAGATCCATTTTATGGTTTAGATTATAATTTTGGCTCTCCTACGATAGAGAAACACTTGCTAGAACAATTAAAAAAGGAAGACACATTACCATATTTGACATTTGTTGAGACAAGGTTGGAAAATTTAACTTCATATTATCAGAAATTAAAAGGTAGGTATGAAGACAAAAAGGCAACTCTATCTCGTTATAGAGATGTTTTTTCAGAATATGTTCCTGAAATAGAAAAGAGGCAAGTAGATGGGGAAAAGAAATATAATAAATATTGGGTTGTTGTTTATAAAGAATCAGAGCCAGGAAAAGATATTTTTAAGGCAGAATTTAAAACACCTAAGTGGAAAATGGCCGCCTCAAAAGCAGCGGATTGTGCTTGGATAGATCTTCAAGACATTTCACCTAATGTTAGTTTATTGGTTGAAGTATACAAAGATGATAAGACCACATTAATAGATTCAGCATTTTATCAGCGTTAACTTTCAATTTTACAACTTACATTTTTGTGTTATCATTAGACTATGAAAGTAGATGCATACATACCATATTCAAATGGTGGTTTTTATTGTCAAAAAGTTGATGAGGAACCATTAACATATTCCAAGGACATAAGTTCTATAGGTGGACTAAACCTACTATCATTTTCTTCAAATGGTTTATTAGGCAACCTTGAAATTATAAATGATGCATCAGACATTATCAAGTTATATGGTATAAACAAACCAGACATATACAATCGTGATATGTCATTTGTCCGCAAGTTTAACAAAATAAACAATAAGATTGTATCATACAAAAAAACATTTACAGATTTGGGCATTAACTTTAACGAAGTAAAGATAGAATATTGTATACCAGACAAGTTATTGAGTGAGTTTTTATCATTTAGAGTTGAGTTTTTAAAATTATTTAGTGAGTATATAAAGAATACTGATCTATCATATTATAATGAGTATTTCAAAAAATCAAAGTATGCACTAAGCAATTTACAAGATATAGCTTTTGACAAGGAGTATTTATCATATTCTCTTTTACTTAATAAAAGCGTAATATCATCTACATCAAATTTTAGATTAAAGACTGGAACCAATATTTCTTCTCCGATTAAAATGAATATGTTTGGTACTCGTACAGGAAGGCTAACAGTAAAAAGTGGACTTGATATTTTAACATTACCAAAAACATATAGATCAATAATACAGTCAAAGTTTACAGGCGGTGAGGTTCATTTATTTGATTTTAATGCATTTGAGATTCGTGTTGCAGCATTTCTTATTGAGCGTTTTGACATTGTTGAACAAGATGATATACATTGTTTTTTTGCGGAGAAAGTATTTGGTTCAAAAGATAAGAGGGGTCTTTTTAAGAAAGCTTTCTTTCCAATATTTTATGGTTCATCAATAGAAAGATTATCTGGTTTGTGTGACATATCTTTTTCAGATGCGAAAGACTTATCAAAAAAAATTAAGAAAGTTTTTCCATATCATAAGATTAATGACTTAATAAGCAAGTACAGAATTGGCAACAAGAGTTACATTAAGAATTGTTTTGGCAGACCAATATTTATTGAAGATGATTGTCCCAGTTATAAGTTAGTAAATTATTTTATTCAAAGTTCTGCATCAGATTTAGCTTTACAGACTTTATATGATATAGTAAAATACATACAAGAAGAGCGTTTGAAAAGTGGTCCAATTTATATTCATCATGACGCTATAGCTATTGATATTTCTCCAAAAGAGAAGAAATATTTGTCTACAATAAAAGATATTATGGAAAATAAAAATAGATTTGGTGTGAAATTCCCCATTTCTAACGATATTTTAATTAGGCAGGTAGTGTGACAAGGGGCAAGAGAAAATAAAAAGAATATGGCTGTTTTAGAAAATAAAAGTATCGTTTTTCATGCAAAGAACGACACTAAAAATAACACAATTAAAAACAAGGGGTGAATAAATGACAGAATTAACGCCAGAAGAAAAAGTTTTAAAGATTGAAGCAGATTATGGTAAGGTAATGAAATTAGTTGATAGAATTTCAGAACCAAGAAGACAAAAAATAATTGATATGTTTGATAAAATAGGAGAAAGATTCTGTATGGCTCCAGCAAGCTATAAGACAGAATATCATAACTGCTTTCCAGGTGGATTAATAGACCATACGTTAAATGTTTGTAGGAATTTATTTAAGCTTGCTAAAACATTTTATGGTGGTAAGTATGATGAGGAAACAATTATTTTTGTTGCTCTAATGCATGATCTTGGTAAAATTGGGAATGAAGTAGAAGATATGTATTTGTTGCAGCAAAGTAAATGGCACAAAGATAAGGGCATGTTGTATCAATTTAATGATGCATTACCGTATATGGAGTCAGCACAAAGATCTTTATTTTTAATTCAGCATTTTGGCATTGTGTTAACAGAAATTGAATATTTATCAATCCTGTTACATGACGGAATAGCATATGAGAGTAATAAAAGTTATTTACATAAGCAACCAACATTAGCATTGCTTTTGCACCAAGCAGATATGTTAGCTGTTAGACAAGAAAAAAATGAGTAAAAAATTGAATCTCTTGCATAGTTATTATATGGAAGGTAGAGGACAGGATCTAATTAATCTTGACGAAACCTACATGAGTAGTCTTACTCTCCTTTCATATCAATTAACCTATGTAGGAGAGACAAATTATGGATTTAAGCAAATCAGGAATTTATGAGATTAGAAACAAAGTTAACAACAAGGTATATATTGGAAGCACAATAAAGTTTTCTGCACGGTGGCTTATACATAAAAGCCATTTGAGAAATAAAAAGCATCATTCAAAGACCTTACAGGAAGATTGGGAGGAATTTGGCAAAGAGAATTTTAAGTTTTCTATTATTGAGTATGTTACAAAAGGAATTCTTTTGCAAAGAGAGCAATATTGGATGGATGAAACAAAGTGTTATGAAAGAGAATTTGGATATAATGTATTAAGATTCGCAAATTCCCCTAGTGGGTATAAGCACACAGAAGAATCTAAAAGTAAAATAAGTAAAGCTAACAAGGGGAGAAAGTGGTCAAAGGAATCTAAAAAAAGATTAAGTGAAAGTTGTAAAGGTAGAAAAATTTCAGATGCAACAAAAAGGAAAATATCAGAATTTAGTAAGGGGCGAAAACATCCTCCAAGAAGCAAAGAAGCAAGATTGAAAATTAGTAAGACCAGGAAGGCGGGGTATGCATCTGGTAAAATTAAAAAGGTTCATTTAGGGCAAAAATTCTCCAAGGAACACAAAAGAAAAATAAGTGAAAACCACGCTGATTTTTCTGGGAATAAAAATGGTAGAGCAAGATTGACATGGGAAAAGGTGAGGGAAATAAGGGAAAAGCATAAAAATGGAATTGCTCAATCAAAGTTAGCTATTGAGTATGGAGTTGGAAAAACAACAATTGGTCATATAGTTCATTATCGTAGCTGGCAAGAAAAAAAGTGAATAAATTTGTTCTATTTGTTGTTGTCACCCCCTAATTATATTATAAAATATGGAGAGGAGAAAACATAAATGCCAGAACTTCCATTTGAAGATGAACAATATTATGATCAAAATGATGACGACGAAGACAGTCTAACACCAGAGGATATGAATAACATAATTTCATATGTTAAGGGAGATACTGACGATAACCCATTTCCAAATAGACCAGTATCTGGTGCTGGTGGTCCTGGTGGTAGTGGCAAATCAAATTCTACAGAAAAATCAATTCGTGGAGCAATGGTCAATAAAACAAATTATCCAGTGGGAAATTCAGTCAAGCTAACAAAAAAACAGTTAAGGGATATGTCAATTGAAGAGGCACAAGAAATTGTTGAAGATAAATTGATAGAACCAACAATAAATAATGACAAGGAAGACGAAGAATTAGATGAGGTTAGTACTTGTGCTGGTGTAGCAGGAGTACAGGCACCACTTGGAACTGAAATTTGGGGTGGACAAAGACCAGCAAAACTACCTGAAGATTGGGAAGTAGTTGACGAAGATGATGTTCAAGATCCATCAATAAAGAAAAGTTTTGTACAGTCAATGTTATATAAAAATCGTGGAAAGCAGAAAAGGGAAAATAAAAATATGGATAGAAACAAAACAATTAAACTAACAGAAAGTGAATTAGATGGTTTAGCAGAGGGAATATTTAGTCAATTATTTACAAAGGTAGCAGGTCAGATCGGCGGAGCCAAACAGGGATTAACTAACAAGCTTTACACTGCTGCAACAGGTAAAGATGATACAAAAGACCCCAAGGTAACAAGAACAGCAATTATGGCATCAAGAACAATTACAAGTTTTAAAAATAATTTTGCCAAATTGTTAACTAACTATACTGAAGATATCATTTCTATCTTTGGAGAAAACCCGCAAAATATGCCAGAGGTAATAAAGAGTTCATTAAATGATATTGATGAATCTTCAACAAAGTTTATTGAAGCATTAGATGAGTTAGTACAATCTGTTGACAAGTTGAAATAGTTAAATACATTCAAGCGGAGGTTGTTGTTATGAAGCAGAGTTACGAAAGAGAAAGGTTAATATTGTTATGTACAATCATACCAAATTCAAAGTATTTTCTTGAGAAGACATTAAATAAAATTAGTGAAAATTTTAAAATAAACAATAATAAGGTTTTTGTTTTAAAATCTACTGGAGAAGAGGACAAGTTAATATTGACATATAATATAATTAATGATGATAATATTAAATATCGTGATGTCTTAAAGTCAACATTCCAAGTTCATAGAAAAAAAGATGACAATGTTCTTTATACCTTAAATGCATTGAATGAAGTTATAATTGAGCAAAATGGTGAAAAAGATTCTTCTTATAAAATTGACTGGTCCAGCCATAGAAACAGTTTATTGATTGTTAGAAAAAATGAGGATGGTCAAGAAAAGTTGTGTAAACTGCCAACTATCTTATATGAAATTATAGATCTAGAACAAAAATAGCTTTACAAAAACAAGAGATTATCCTATAATGGAAGAAGATAAGGAAAAGGTTCTGATTATATCAAATTATTTGTTTGTTAACATTTAGAAGGAGAGGTGAGTTATGGGTGTAAATTTCCAAGCTTTGAAGGAGAGATTGAAGAAGATGAATGACCAGAAGAATGGTAACTATGGAGATCAAAAGCGCAAGCCAAAGTGGACTCCACCAGAAGGGAAGACGGAAGTTCGTATTGTTCCAATGAGTCTTACAGAAGATTATGATCCAATTACGACCGTTCATTTGATTTATGGAATTAAGGTTAAGGACTGGAACCATACTATTTTGTCACCGAAGGCAAATTTTGGTAAAGCCTGTCCGTTTGATGAATTGCGTGTTGAACTGTTTCGTCAAGGAACAGATGATGCAAAAGCATTGGCAAAGAAACTATTCCCTAAAGAAGCACATCTTGTACCTATTATTGTTCGTGGTGAAGAACATATGGGCGTTAGATGGTGGGGATGCAACAAAACTATCTATGATTATTTGATGGATAAGTTTTTTGATAAGCGTTGGGGAGATATGACACATCCCGAAACTGGTAGAGATATTACAGTTACCAGAATTCCAAAGAGAGGAACAGAACAGTTTGATACAATCAAAGCTGATCTATCTCCAACTCAAAGTCCGCTGAGTGAAAATTCAAAAGATGTACAAGACTGGACATCTGCAATTCCTGATATACATGAGGTATACCCAGTTCAAACATATGAAGAATTGGAAACACTTGTCAAAGAATGGTTTGCATCAAATCAGAAAACATCAGAAGGTGATGAAGTAGATAATGGTGTTGATTATTCAAGTGGAAGTGAGTCTAAATCAGATGAACATGAATCTGGTGCATATGGTGATATTGACGAAGCCTTTGATGCAATTCTTGATGAAGTTTAAAAATTATCACAAATTGAAAAAGAAAACCATGTTATAATTATACCGTGGGAACCACGGAAATTTACGCTTGTGGAGATATGAATATGACATTGGTCAATTCAGCCCAAGAATCCATTACCCTTTAGGGTATGGTAGTTCAACTATAAACAAAAGTAACTTGATCGGTTAAAATATGAGTAAAAATATACAAGATAATATATTGATTGGTTCTATTGA